TTAGTAGAGTCTTCATAATCAAATTGAATACCTATAACTTTGTTCTTATCTATTGCATCAATAGTAAAAGGCACTGTTATGCTCTCAGCACTTGCATCAGCAGCACTCTTAGTGATTAGAAACGAACCTGTTTCTCTAAGTGGATCAGTAGTTGTTCTTGATAATACTGCAATAGTATTAGCTGAGCCTGTCCAGTTGCCGATAGTAGCTTCTGCGTCATAATCACTTTCTTTAAGGTAATTATGCTTACTTATAACAGAAACAGCCCTTGTACCAGAATCAGATCCTAAAACACTTAAGTCATTAAATGTCTTAGCTCCGTAGATAGTCTGAGCTTGATCGTCTATATGCCCTTGACTAACACCAGTATTTGCAAGCTCTACGTTTGTTAAGTTAGCATGAGAAGTAGGAGCAGCACCTTGAGCAAGCTCAGTAGTTCTCCAGTCAATGAAGTCTATACCTGTATCTACTTCCCTAATCCTTGCTTTAACAGTGTTACCGTAAGAACTTCTTGTTTGATAAATAATAGTTGCAAGAGGAACAGCTTCCGCTATTTCAAATCCTGTAATGATACTAGAAATTTCTGTAGATGCAGCATCTCTAGCATTAGCAACAGTACTATATTCGTTCTGTCCTACGATAGAAAATATTTGTTTATCTTGTCCATTTATTGCAAAGATATGATAAAGAACAAAATCTCCGTTTGACACTTCTGTTAGCTGCCAAGTTCCTGCATTGTTTTGATTGTAATATAATCTACCTGCAGGAGCATTTAAAACAGCGAAGTTTGTCTGACTGTCTTCTCTCATACTTGGATTAGTATCAGCACCAGTTAGATAAAGAACTGGAATAGTTGTACCTACAGTTATATTTGCAGCTAAAACATGGTCCATGTCTTCATCTTTAAATGACCCTGCAGCAACACTAAATTGAGCGTGAGTATCTAAAGAACCATCTTCCTCTGAAAGAACATCTCCAACACCTAGACCAGATACGTATTGAGCACCTCTAGTTAGGTGTAAGTAAACGTGTGTCTCAGGTGACATAGAGATTCCATGCCTCTCATCCCAAATATCCCCTACTACTGTCTTAGCTGTAGCGTTCCAGTTAATATATGCAACAAACGCATAGTTTCTAACAATGTCTTCTTTCTGACTATTTGAAGGATTATAGATTGTCTGTAGTCCTGTAGTATCAAAGTAGAACCAATGCTCACCTTCATCTGTATCTGATATAGCTACTGATTGTGTAGTAGTCTGCTCAAATTTCTCTCCTAAGATATAGTAATGAAATTCACTACCAGTAGGAGCAATGTTAAAGTTATATGGACCTGCACCAGTAACAGTCATTACTGTACCTGTTCTTTGATCTTCAGGGAAACCATTAGTATCGTTTACTTCAACAGTCACATCTGTACTTTGTATGTCTACTGTAATAACACCATTAGTAGGATCTACTACGTCTACAACACCCATTATGATAGCAAACTCTCCATCAGTTGGGCGAGTAGTTGTATAGCCTCCTGTTTCATTTAGATATAAAATATCTCCTGCAGAAAAAGAGGAAGTATTAAGACCGCCTACTTGACCTACTTTAGTTACATATCCAGTAGCACCGTTAGCAATATCATGTGTAGCAACAGCAACAACTCTAGCCTTAGACTTAACCTTGCTACTTGCTATAGCAATACCAGTAGTTGTGTCAGGACAAACAACAGTACCATTGGTAATGGTTGAACCTGTATTGTTTGTAACTGTGAACAGTAATTCTTGACCTAAATTAACCGTAACATCAGCAACATCATTGTAGTATGAAACAGCGTTCTTAGTATTATCATAGAACATCTTACCTTCTGCATGAGCAGGGTTAGCAGGTACAGTATTAAAATCTACTCCATCAAATACAGGAGCACCACCAGTTACACTCTGAGGAGTTGTCTGGTCTAAATTAAGTTTGCCAGCAGTATTACCGTCTACCTTTTGAATAGCTTCTAAGATAGTATCAGTAGCCGCTACCGTACCTGCGCCAGAAGTAAATCCGTCAATAGTCTGACTTAATGCAGGAGATATAACGTCCCAATAATTGTTAGTGTCTCTGTCTGTTACGAATACGCCTGAAGTGTGAGCAGTATTAGCTCTATAAAGCTTGTTATCTGAATCACTCCAGATAATATCATCTACTGCAAATACAGTAGCAGTAGTCCATTTACCTACACCGCCTGCTGAAGCTTGGTTTACCCATTCAGTACCATTATATGTCAGTACTTCTCCAGTAGCAGGAGTCACTATTGTTACATCTGTTAATCCATCAATGCTTGTAGATCCTCCAAGAAGAACATTTCTTTCTACTCCACCTACATCATCTATCCAATACAAGTCACCGTCAGCTTTTGCATAAAGTAATCCTATTCCTGTTTCAGGAGAAGGAGTTCCTTGATATACAAAACCAATAGGAGTTTCAGTATATTTTGCCATTTCTACACCTCAAAAGTTTTAATGTTATAATCTATCTTACCAGAGTATGAAGTTCCAGTTAAGTCATCAGAAGTATAATTAACTTGTCCTGTCTTCCCTGCTCCTGTATCTACTGCAAAAGTAACTCCTGCATAATCAAGAGTTTCTAATCCTTTTTCAATTCGCCATGTGTTTGTAAACTCAGAATATACTAAATATAATATCCCTGAAGAATACTTAGAACCTGTGTCTGTTTTTCTACCTATAGTGAAGTTGATAATAACTGAATTATTCACATCTCCATCAAAAAGCATATCTGTTATGTCTTGAGTAGCAGTATTGTTTAAGATAGTTTGCTCACCGATAGATCCTAGGAAAGCTTCAAGAGTATTTACTCTGTTCTGTAAAGTAACAATATCAGCAGCATTAGTAGCTATGTCTGCATCATTTGATAAAATAGCTGAATTATTACTTCCAATATTTGCAGCATTAGTAACAATATCAGCAGCATTAGTAGCTATGCCTGAAGCATTAGTGCTAATACCTGAAGCATTAGTTGCTATATTAGCAGTATTTATTCCAATATTTGCTGTGTTGCTTGCTATGTCTGACTGCAAAGAAGTTAAGTCAATAGCTTCTGTTTCTAGCCCATCACCTGCTGAGTTCCATTTGATGAATTTGTTTGCATCTACTGGAAGTTCTAAATCAGTGATTCCTGAACCTATAGGAGCTTTTATAGATCTATCTATTTCTTCATTGACTTGCTGTACCTTTGCAGTAGTTCTGTCAAAAGTAACTTCTACTTCTTCAGGCTGATAGCTTGCTGTAGGAGCAGGATTAAAATCATCTTGTCTTAATGCAAGTTCTCTTACGATTACTAGCTTTTCTGTTGCAGCAGGAGCAGTAATCATTTCGATTGTACCACCATCATAACGATAACCATCATTCGTGCCATCTGTCATTGTATAGTGTGTAGTTATTGTTTGAAGAGTCTCTGTTGCAGGAGAAACTGATTCATCTCTCAGATAGACTTTTATCTCTGCATCCTGTGCATTGAAATAGACTATGCTGAAAGGAAATGACGTATTAGCTCCATCTCCTGCAAAAATCTGTTTTACGTTTTCGTTACTTATCGTCATTTTATAATTCCTCCATCACCATATTGAATATTTTACTATCTACTGGTTTACTGATTGCAGTAGGCATATTCTTTTTAACTATCTTTTTTATATCTTTATTTCTTAGATTACCTTTTCTAATCCTTGTAGCAATTTCTGCTGTGTCTTGAACTACCCCACTTAGAGCAGGACCTGCCACCTGGGAAGGTATGTTTGAGAACCTTGTGTAGTCTTGTCCTAATGCCATATCACCAGCAATACTCAGAAAACCACCCTGTACCGCTGCTTTAGTCCAGAACATTGCTTGCTTATCATCCATATCTATAAACTCACCTTTATCAATGTAGTTTCTAGTCTGAAGAACAATTCCGCCTAAAGCTGTAGCTGTCATTCCTGTCATTCCTAAGTTAATAAACTTTTGAGGCAAAGTCCCTTTTTCTGCCATTTTTGACATTGTTCTACCTGCAGCAATAGGGAAAGTCTTGTACTGTAAAGCAAATCTCCACATCATACCGCCTACACTGTCAGGAGATTGTGCATTTTTAAAAGCATTAAGCCTAACACTCCCAGTAGGCGATCCTAGCTCTGATGCTTGCCTTAGCAAAGTAGCGTACTTGTTTATTGTCTCTACATTTTTCATTGCTAATTCAGTATCGCCTCTAGGTCCTCCAGTTTCTAATTCTCTTCTAAGCTTTTCAGGAGTAATCATTTTAACACCGTCAACATCATCAACGCCGTACTGCCTGATTAAATCCCAGTCTTTCGCATTGATATTTAGCTCGTCAAATAATTCACGAGTACCAGAATATAATTTATCAAATGGAGTATCTGCAACATCTGCAAATCCCATTACTAATTGCTTAACACCTGCTAAACGTGCTGCTGCTGCCTGTCTAGGAAGTCCTGTCATAATCATAGAAGCATTATGAGCTCTATCTAAAGGCTTCCATGACATGCCAGTTTCTGTACCTTCTCTTGCAAATTTTTGCCCAGAAAAAGGACTTACTTCAGAAGCAAACATTCCTATTCTATCTGCAAACTCTATCTGTTGTTTCCTGCTTGCAAAAAGCTTAATAGTGTCTTGAGATATTCCTATTGCCTTTTTAGCGTAACCATTAACACCACCACCAAAAATTGTGTTTGCTGTACCTGCGCTGAAAGGCATATCTGTAATAGTTGTTACTACGGATGTAGCTTTAAGCATTGACATATCTGTTACTTGCCTAATTGCTGTAGCTGTTTTCCCTAGTATTGTTTTAGGAGCTCCATAAGATGTAATGCCTGATAACCAGTCATAAGCTTGATCTACTTCTCTTTTAATAGAATCAAAATTAGCTTGCTTAGGATCTACTTCTCTAGTTCTTCTATATACATCTTTTAAAAGAGCATCTACATTTTTATCATGCTTAACGCCGAAAGCCTCAGCAACAGCTAAGTTACGAGTATCAACGTGCATACTCTTCATAAGTTGATCGAATAAATTATCTGCACCAAAAGCCTTCTGATATGCAAAAGCTTCATCAGGTCCTTTGAAGTATAAACTCTTTACTTGCTTAGAAGCATAAACTCCATCTATTAAATCTTTAGGGTTTGTAATAGTTTGCAAAATATCATCAAGAGCCTGTGCTCTATCAGATTGCTTTATCCCCATATACTCCCAGTCTAAAGAGTTTTCTAGCATTTCTTTCCATGCTCTTTCATTTCCTATTATTTTATCTGCATGGTGAAGCTGCTTAGATACGTAGTTTTGTGCATATCCTATATCATAACCAGCACGAGTCTTACCTACGTGTATCCAGTCATTGTATTTTCTAATAGCATCAGCCATTATTTTTACAGGACTATTATCCGCAAATTTATACTTATCAGGACGCATGATTGCTCTATAAATATCTCTTTGAAAGTTATCAGTCTTCATGAGTTTCCCCATGCCTGTTTCTTTCAAAGCTCTCAGATAAAATTGATGAGCTTGGTCTGCTAGAGCTCCTGCTCTATCGCCTACGTTTTGGAATATTTGACGTATATTCTTCTGAACTTTTTTAGCGTCTATTTGTCCTTTATTCTTGCCTTTTTTAGAAATAACATCTCTATAAGCTTGCTTCAATACTGCTGTGTTTTTCTCTGCAGAAATAAGACGCTGATTCTGTGCTATAAGCTCTCTACGCTTCATGTCCTGCAGTAAACGCTCCATGTTCTGAGCAACACCGTCAGCATCAGTTATCTTGTATTTTTCTTTAAACTCTGCGAATCTTTGCTTTATTTCTTCTGCTGATTCGCCGAGTTTCTTTTCTAAGTTATAATCGCACGTATCACTCATAGTCCTGCCTTACATTTAGCGTATTCTTCAAGGTCTAAAATCCTGCTTTCAGATATTTCTGCTTCTTTCTGTACTTGTTCTAAAGCTTTTTTAGCTTCTACGTCACCTGAGTCAGCCATTTCTTTAAGCCTAGTTTCTGCCTCTTGTACTCTTAATTGTAACTCAGTATCCACCTGAGTACCATCGTAATTCTCAGGAATTGCTCTATCTAAGTTCTCTATTTCAGGATCGTAGTCAAGATCTGATTCAGGTCTATCGTAAATCTCTCTAAATTCTTCTGTCCTGTCAGGAAGTACTTCTTCAACACTCTCATTAGCAAGTCTGTATCTAACATCTCCTGCTTCTTCTAAATCTCTAACCATAGGAGCAAATTCTTCAGTATTCTTCAGTGTATTCATTATTTCAATAGCACTTCCGCCTTCAAGAAGCTCATCTGCTTGCTCAGGGTAATATTGACGTACTCTTGATTCAAATTCAGGAGTAACAGCATCTAGCTCGTCTAAATCTTTCTCTATTATCCTATTGAAATGAATAGGATCTTTACCTGCAACAGTGAGTTCTTCAGTAACCTGAAACCTCTTTGCCATGAAGTCACTACTTACATTCTTCATTCTAGCAAGCCCTTTAGTCGCTCCATGCATTATACCTGTCATAGCAATAGTACCGATTGTTGCGTTAAGGAAAGCTTGTTGCATTGTGTAATCATCTCTCGTAGTCTTAGATAATTGAGAAACTGTCACTTCAGCAGCTACGTTTCCTGCAAAAGCTTCAGCCATTGTCCTACCTAAGCCTTGGTTTGCAAGTAAAGCGACTGCTTTAGAAGAAGACCCTGCTGCTAGTTTAGTTAAACCTGCACCAATACCCCAACCTGCAACTGCACCAATAGAGAAATCAACAGGATCCATGAAAGCCCCCATTGCTCTGCCAACAAAAGGCAAAGCTGTACCTTTCCAGAAACTATCTCCTGCTCTACTGATTATTTTATTATTCTCTTCTTTTTGAAAAAGCTTACTACGTTGGTATTCTATTTCACCCATTGTAACATCTGAGTCAAATGGCACTTCCATATTAGGGACCATTTTATTAGCTTCTTCCATTGGTACTATTGTAGTACTTTCTTGCTTGAATTTCTCTAATTCATCTATCTGATCTAACTTTCCACCTACTGACTCAGTACGTCCTAATGACATTGATGCAAGAAGAATATCGCTAGTAGTAGGTTCTATTTTACTATAACCTCTATTAATTACTGCCTGCTCGTCTGATACTACGCTAGGGTAAAACATTGTTACCTTCCTATTCCGAATCTATTTAGTAATTCTCTCTCATAAGGAGTCATGCTTTCTTTTTTCTTTGAAAGTTTCCCGTTAGGAGCGAGTATCTTATTAAAATACTCTAAAGGATTTTCTATTGTAAATTCCATATCATTGTTAGTTTCCATCTTAGAAGCTTCTTCCAGATCATCCCAAGTAAGAACAATTTTTCTATTAGCATCATTTACTAAATCAATGCCTGATCCATCTACTGCTACAACACCTCTTCCATCTTCAGAAGTTCTAAATGATAGCCCATCTGATAGAGAATTAGCTGTCATTCCTTCATCTTTGAATCTTTTAGGCATTTTTAGAAATGACATAAATGATAAAGGATCTGATTTTATTTTTTCAAAAGCTACTTGTGCTGTCTCTGAAGAAACACCTGAGCTTTTAGGAATTATAACGCTTTTATTTACAGGACCTTCACTTTTCGCCATTTCATACTTATCATCAAAAAGTTGAGTAAGTTCATCTGTAGCATCTTCGTGACTCATCCCTTTTAGTCTATTTTGTTTGTAAAGACTTTCTAATGCCTTTTGATGTACGTTGTAAGTTTTACCATTGTCAGAAAAAGACCTTAATGCTTGGAAGAATTTATTATCGCTAAGATCTTTGTTAAATTCCTTAAGATCATTCTTTAAGTCTGTTTCAACCCCTAATCTATTTTTCCACGCAGCATTTAATTCATCTTGTTTCTCTTTGCTTCCTAGAGATAAAAGATCCCCTCTATACTTCTTATTTGCAATATTTGTAGCTGCTGCTACGTTTCCGTTAGGATTAATTTCTTGCAATGCTTTATTTAAATTCTCTTCACCTACGTGCTGCTCTAGTTGATCTAATGCAGTTGAAATCATTGCAGTATTACCTGAGTCTATTGCATCTGAGTAATGTTGCTTCATTGCAGGAGGAAGAATTGTCATAGTACTAGGATTAATATTATACTGTACTGCCTTAGCTTCAACAGCATTTTTATACTTAGCAAAACCTTGAGGACTATTAAAGTCTAAAGCACCTTCGGCAAGTTTTTGTATTCTCTCGTCAGTGTTAATAGCGTATCCTGCAAAGTCTTTATTCATCTTATTTATGTGTTCTGCTTTCATCTTGTTTATTGATGCAGCAGCATTTCTTTTTAAAGTAGCACCTTCGATAGTAGAATCATCTATTAAGTTTAGTTGATTCTCTTCTTCCTGTGACCACTTAGAAGGAGGCATAGAGCCTATCATCTCACTAACATTACCTAAAGCCTGCATTGTTGTAACCTGATTTATAACTTCTAATTTATCTTCTTCAGGCAAATTCTGTGCTTTTGCAAAAATTACTTTAGATTGTTGTGCTATCTCTTCAGAAGAAATTATTCCTGGAGAATTTAAATACTTTTTAAGGTTTCTTATTCCAGTTTTTATTTCTGATCTATCAGCTGCTCTTTGTTCAAGAATAGCTGATTCTGTTTTATTTCTAAGTCTTAGCTTTTGAGCGTTAGTAAGATTATTACTTAAGTCTCTAGTAGGCATATTTTTTAGCGTTGCTTTTTCTGTATCTGAAAGACTTGCTAAAATTTCTTTATCTTTATCTAGCCCTGCAGTTTTGATTGCCCCTAGGTAGTTTCCTGAAGAAATCTGTCCTACTGCTAAATTGTTAGATATTCTACTAACTTTTTCTTTTGTATATAACTTAGCTTCTTCAGGAGTTGCAAAAGTATCTGAAATAGCATTTGTGTATTTGCCTACTTCCAATATACTGCTGTAAGCTGAGTTTTGATCGCCTGTTAAAGCTGCGTCTGCTGCTTCATTTGTCAGTCTTTCTCCTTCAAACTTAGCTTTCTTAGCAGATTGTTTGCTTTGAATATTTCTTGCTCTAATCAGTTCTCTGTCTACATAATCTTGAGTTTGAAGCTCCATATTTTTGAAAGTATCTTCTCTAACACTTCCACGATATTTCTCTAACTGTGCTTCTCTTATACTTTTTAGGTTCTCTTCAAGATCTTCTACATAAGTATTACCGTTCTTTATTCTTCCATCTACTCCAATTTCTTTTTCTTTAGCTTGGAAAGCTTGAGAGAATTTAGATAATTCATTTTTTGTAGAATAAGAAGCTGCAGAGTCTTTTTGATCCTGTCTCTTACCTTCTATCTGAAAAGCAAGATTGCTTGCTGTCTGAGAAAGTTGCCCTAATGCTCTACTTGTTTGTATATTAGCAGGAGTAGCTGACCTTCTAGCTAAAGACGTGCTAACTTGTTCTTTTGTCTGTATGCTTGGTACTCTTGGCATTTAAAACCCCTTATTTATCCGCAAATTTTGCTACTGTTCCTAGCAATGAAGTTACAGCACCTATAGTCCCTGCTGTAGAAACATCACCTGCCTGCTTACTTAAAGAAGTAGCTCCCTGTTTCATAGTCTCAGCTTGGTAGTCTGCTTCCATCATGACTAATTGTTCTTCTTCATATAATGATTCGTAAGCATCTTCCATCATGTCTAAAGAAACACCTGTTCCTATGTCTATCCCTGCAGAAGCTAAAGCAACCTTTTGTCCGCCTATTTGTTGACCGACTTGCTTTCTTCTTGTTTTTATATTCTTTTCTGTAAGATACAGAAATTTATTAGCTCTTTCTTCATCTAGTTTAGCCTGCTCTCTAAGCATTTCTGCCTGAGCTTGCCCTTGCTGATACTGATTGTAAGCACCAAAGATTCCTAAACCTAAACCTATTAAACCTAACATACTTACTCCTAATTACCAGATTGACCTTTATAAGTAATAGATAAAATACTCATAGGAGTTGGAGAAGTATCTTCAACTACTATACTGTAATCTCCATCTGTCTCATATCCATTAGGCATTTTCACCGTTTTAATTCCGCTATATAAAGTTCCATCGTTTGCAAATTCTATCTGTTCTAAATCACCTTGGCTATTAGTATAATGATCACCGAAAGTAGCTGTATATGTTCTATGAAATCTAATACTTGCTTCATCTACTCTTTTTACTGTAGCAACAGAATCTCCTACTGTACCGCCTTCATCAATAGGCATAGTCTGTACACCAGCAGCATACTGATAGCCTGCAATTACTTCATTAGCTGCAGAAGGAAGTGTAATCTCTCCACCTGATACAACATAAGTACCGCCAGGAGCTCCGTCTACAAGAGTATATACAGTATCACCGTCAAAAATATCAAAACCACTATGTACTGTTTTAGCTGTAGCATCATATGATCTAATAGCACAGTCTAAATAGTACGGACGTTCTCCTATTACAAATTCTGTCATCTTATCAAAACTAGTAGAGAAGTTTCCTGCTAATTTTGTAATTACTGGAGTATCTGAAGTGAATAGTATTGTTTTATTAAGTGATAATATTAGTTCATCTTTCGTACCATTTACAACAGTACAAACGTCTTCAATTAATAAAGAAGTTCCTGTAGTTGAATCAAATCCTAATTTATGTTCTGCCCAAGAATAAGTCTGAGCATCTTCATCAATAGTAAGAGAATGTATAGTATCAAAATTTCGAGAAAGTACCCATAAAACTTTTTCTGATTCCTGCCAAACTAAACGTCTAATAGGATATGTTTCAAAGAAATGATCTGATAAGATATTTAAGTTAATAGAAACAAAAGATCCGTTAGAATCATTATATTTATATTGTCTTAATTCTCTACCACTTCTAGCAACAAATATAGTAGAAGTTCCAATATTTACACTCATTACATCAGATCCACCATGTGAAGTCTGCTGTTTAACTGTAGCATAAGAACTTGAATTATCATCTAAAGGTATAAAATCTGCAATATACTCTTCGCCTGTAGTCCCTATCTTTAAAGAAGGACCTGCTTCACACCAAACAATTCTATTAGGCTTACTTCCTGCTATTGCAAAGTTAAAAGCGTCTGAAGAATCAGAAGCTGCTGAAGAAGAGTAATCAATACTCATTCTAAATAAGTTACCTACTGCACTCGTCCATACTTTATTAGGTTCAGCCAAAGTAGCCATCCAACAAAGACGTTGGTTGTGCATAGTTACTTGAGTAGGATAACCATTAGCACCACCCCATGCTGAAAACCTCCAAGATGTAGTTGCGGCAATAGATGTTACTGAATGACCTAAAGGCGTGACAACTACTGAAGTAGATGACGCGTATGCAACTATTCTAAACTGAACATCAGTAGCCCCGTTACTTATAGAGATATGTCTAGTCAAATCAGCACTTGTGAATAAAGACGCACTTGCAGTCAGTGTAGTCCCTGATAAAGAAAGAGTTGTTGATGTTGTATTTATATCCTGAAAAGGGTGAGATATTTTAGTAGCTGTGCCTGGCAAAGCTGCTTCTTTAGCTAAATACCTTAACTCAAATTGAGTATCTCCTGTTCTCTTTAAAATAACAGGTTCAATAGTACCGCTACTATGAGTCATAAACAAAACGTCTGCTGATTGTGCAAATCTCCAACCTGATCTATCAAGAGTACTCGGAAAGTATAACGGGTACCCTGCTACAGAATCAATTACAGTAGTACATACAGTACCGTATATTTTATACACTTTAAAAGAGTTAGAATCAGGAGAAGTAGCACCTGTAGTCAGTACTATATAATAACCTGATACATCATCAGGATTAAAAGGAATAACAGAGGTATTACTTCCTGTAGCTAAAGGACTTGCTTGTTCATGCAAGTAAACTAAGCCTGGTCTTTTTCTTACTCCGCCTGTAGGCAAAGTAACCATATTCTGAAGCTTATCCGCTGCCTGTTTATACTCTTTTAGGTCAGTACGTCCTTTTACTCTAGGACTTACTTCACCTATTGAGAAAGCATTTTGAGTAATATTAAATTTACCCATTTAGTACCTCGAATTAAGATATACATCATTAACAGAATCAATAAATGATCCAGTTGTACCAGTCTGAGAGTCTTTTGATCTAGCTTGTTTTATATAAGCTTCGTAAGAACTTCTCCAAAAATCAGTTTGTGTACCTGATTGTAAAATAGGATAAGATAAATCCCAAGCAAGCCTTAAAGATAAAGCTTCAATGAACATTGGAGAAAACAGAGATACGTTATCTTCTCTCCTAACATACTTTATTTTCATCGTGCTATTGTTTGTAACTATAGTATCGCCTTCTTGGTCCCAAGGAATCTCAGGAGATTCAACGTCTATAATAGACAAACAATCAGCAGGTATTTGATAGGCGTAAGTATAACCATAAGCAGGAGCAGTTGCTAACTGAGCTAAACTAGCTCTTTTAATTGCAAACTTCCAAGTACCGTTCTCTAGTACTTCATCTCTTAAAAATGGGTATCTTGCATTACAAAGACGTGCTTCTTTAATATCTTGTGTAAGACTTGTAATGGAACGTCCACCAAGTTTGATTAATGCAGAATTGCAGATGTCCAAAGGTGATGACATAAAACGCTCCTAATAAAAAGGAAGCCCTCCAATTAAGGAGAGCTTTTATAAATTAAACTAAAACGTAACTAATTTGTACTTTAATAGTTCCTGATGTACCAGTAGTAGCAACAGTTCCTACTAATTCTACTTCTGTTTCTGCTCCGAAAGTCTTGAAAAGACCAGCGTTGTTAGCAGCATCAGTTGCTTTTTTAATTTGTGCAGTTGTGTCCATAGCAGCATCAATGAAACCGTTTGGATCAGCAGCGTCTACACCATTAGCAGCCCAACCTAAGTCGTACTCGCCTGTAGCGTCAGCAGGTGAAACAATGATTGCTTCGATAACAGTTGCACCTTTTGGAAGTTTACCAATTTTAGCAATGTCACCAATAGCAAAAACTTCTGTTAATACAAATTCTGCATATAGATTTTTTACTCTTCCGTCAATATCACCTTCACCAACTTTTACACCGTTATTGTAAGCGTTGTTGTACTGAGTTGAATATTTTGTAGCCATTTTTATTCCTCGCTTTTAAAGGGGCCGAAGCCCCTTCATATATTATTTATAATTAAGAAACTGTAATTTGAAGTACTTTCTCTTCTTCCATTCTTACAGCACCAACACTCATTTGAACGTATGGTTGGACACTATAGTTCTTGTCATCTCTTTCAGAGATACGAGCTTTAATGTCTTGTCCCATAGAAGAAATCATTCCTGATGGAATCCAAGCAATAAGTTTCTTACCACCTGCTGCAGAAGTACCTGCTGCGTCATAAAGACCAGTAGTTACGTTATACTTAACTACATCAGCTTCAGTCTTACAAGCTTCATAAGGAATAAACTTAATACCCATGAAAGTATCTACTTCACCGTTTACAAGAGCTTTAACACTGTTGTAATCAGCACTTCCAATTTCTGTAGAAGCTAAAAGATTAGATTCAGATTCAGCGTCAAGAGTCATATAAATTGTTGGCTCTTCTTCTGTAATTGTTTCATTAGCTCTGAAAATTTTCTTAATTAATCTTAATGTATTAACATTAAGACCAGAAAGAGCAGAAGATGCAACAGAAGCAATTTTTTGTGTTGTAGGAAGAGCTACTGTAGAGTCACCGTTTTCACCAGCAAGAGCACTACCGATAGCAGCATCATAAAATACTTCATCTTTTTTTCTGTTGAATCCGTTTTTAGCAGCAATAACGTAATCGTTTGTTGGATCGTTTAAAGTTCTGATTTTGTCCATATCGTCTACAAGATCAGCCCAGTTAAAATCTTTAAGAATTACGTTACGTCTTGAATGAGGAGTATCAATTTGTGGTGTATCTCCATGACGATTAACCATCTCTACTGGATCTACTGCACCGATTCTATCGAATCCCTTCATTTTAGAAGATTGTGTCTCTTGTCTAGCGTGTCCTGCTAGTCTTGACTTCTTTTGTTGAGCAACATGATATACTGTGTTGCTAAATTCTTTAATAAACCATTCTGTTATCTGGAATGACATTATGCGTTATCCTTGTTAAAGTTAATAATTAATAATTTTGTTTTATTTTCGTTACGCTACCCGAATCTTCGGACGAACTAACGTGATCTTTAACTGGACTCAGAAAAGCTACCCTATAACACGTATGTTAATAGGATAACCTCTCTTAGCTGTTCGTGTCAATTATTTTTCTCTATTTAATTCAGGATATGCAAGAGGAAATAGAGCACTTCTGTCTTTCATTATTTGTTCGTGCATTGGATGGTTTTTATCTCCAAAAGCTTCATGTGATTGTAACTCTAAAATCTTTCTCTGAGCAGCATCAGGAGTATAGCCACTTCCATTAGCTTCTGAGTCACCTTCAAATCTACCTTCACCCATGCCTTGAGCAATCTTATAGAAAGTCTTAACTAACATAGGGTCGTTTCCGTATCCTGTTTCGTTAAGATATTTTTGAAGCTCTTCACCGCCAAACTCTTTAACCATGTTTGCAGCAGCAGATAATCTTTTATCGTATTCTGCTCCCCACTCAGTCTTTAAGGTATTAATAGCTTCATTTTGCTTGTTTTCAATGCTTTCCATGATACTTTTTTCACTAGAAATAGCCATCTCTTCTTGAAAAGAAACAAGTCCTTTTAGTTGAGAAGGTAAAATACCTAACTCATGTGCTTTAGCTTTTAAGCTCCCTAAAGCATCTTCAGATAATTTGGACCCTTCAGATAAAGCTACTTCATATCCATCTGCTGTCTCAGGACGACCTAGCTTATTATAAATATTGTTCCAGTCCTCTTCTGTAGCATACTCACCTGGTACAACAATTTTATCTTTACCAAAGTGCTTCTGAGCATTGATATAGCTTTTCGCCATATCTTCAACAGACTTGATATGCTCCATATTCTTGTCGTTACGGAAATCTTCTGATAAAGCATCTTTCCAGTTGTCAGGTATTACTACTCCTTGTGGAGCAGGTGCACCACTATCACCGCTAGGTTGATTACCGCTATTAGACTCACCAGCACTAGAACCAGCTCCATCACTACCACCCTCGCCCAAAGCTGAGCGTAAAAATTCTTTCTTATACATGGCTACCTCCTATAAAAGACCACTTATTATAATGAAAATTCTTTATTATAATCTTCTTGACGTTGAATAGAATCATCAAGAAAATTCTCATCTTGAATGTTTAGTTTGTGAATTATGTCGAGAATTACCGAACGTCTGCCTTCATTAAAAGATGTTCCATGTGGATCACCCTTCACATATCCATTTCTGAAATATCCTGTAGATACCATTAAATCATGTAAAACGATTCGTCCGTTCGGTCCTTTAAACAGGGCTTTATAAGCCCCTACTAGTTTCTCTTCTGGAGTTATCTCTTTTTTACTTTTCACCTAGTGTCTCCTTTTATTCCATTACAGGTGCAAGCTTGCTGACTGTTTCCGCTTCAGCAGCTTCCTGTTCTTGTTGTTGAGCTTGTTGCTGTGCTTGAGCTCTTTGTTCTCTTAATTGTTTTAATTCTTTAGATGATCTCATTATATCTTGTGGCAAGTCAAACATACCAGCAGAATATTTAAATGCTGCATCAGGGTTTACGTTGTCAAGTATTGAAGGATCAAACTCAATAAGAGGCGATACTGTCTGTATTACTCTCATTAGGTTATCAGCTTCAGAAGCTTTCTGCGCCTTAGCAATTTGAGATACATAGTTGACGTTTAAATCTTTTCCTGCTATTTCTTGTGGAGGATCAGGGAACATTCCCTTCCTTAGTAATATCCCGAAGACCCTTTCCACTAGAGGTTTTAGTAGTTCATTGTGCTGTCTACCTAAAATCGGACCAAGCAGCCTCAGTTGTTCTTCAGTCCTTTGACGAACTTCTGTCGCTGTCATTTGAGGTCCTTCCCTCAGCTGTAATTGATCGGCAAAATATGCCTGCTTGATTCTAATTCTAATATCGTCCATAAACGCCTGACCTAGATCAATTCTAGGATTAGTGTTTATAGGTTCAATTCTATCATTAGTCCCTGCTCTGTAGTGATTAATACCGCCTGGATATAATCTTACTGATCTGAAAAAGCCATCATCAGGGACTTGTACCGCAGGATCAATAGCTTTTTGAGCTCCTCTAATTTGTGTCTTCATTACTTCATTAAGCATTTTAATATCAGGCAAAGATTTCATGCCTGGCGATCTTCCGTAAATCTCAGAAGATATTTTAGTCCATCTAGGTACTGCGTAAGGAAATTCGTTAAACCCTTCTTCTTTAAGAATATGACCGCATTTCTCTAACCAATAAATACTAGAAATAGGTTTTCCTTGTGGAGATAAAGGACCAAACCTTTTATCTCTAATTAAATCATCTCTAGGCTCTACTGAATGTACAATATCATATTCTTTTAATTCTAAACTTGGATTATGTTTTAAATCACTTCTAATGTCTAATGGAAGAGATTCGACACCAAATTCTTGAATGATCTTTCTAACTTCCCATGTAAAGGTACGATAAACAGTATCAACAATTCCTTTACTGTTCTCTTTAATATAACTCTCATAAATAGGACGAGAATGAA